CGTCCACTGCGAGCCCGGTGTCGTTTTCAACGACCCGACAATCCTCGATCCCACTGACGCCAGGATTGTCCCCCGTATCGTCTCCGACGACTGCAGCCCGGATTGCGAGCGTCGTGCCCTGCCCCGCACTGCCGAGACTCGCTTCCCGTCGCAGCCGCAATGCGTCCAGCGGCTCGATGTCCGCCCCGCCCGTGGCATCCAAAGGATTGGTTGCCGAGACAAGCCCTGTCTTGGGGGTCGCAATCACTGCCAGTGTACCGCTCGGGGCAACGGCCGAACTCGAGGCGAGAACTGATGTGAAGGGGACCCCCGTCACGGAGCCCGCAGCTGCGACGGAGATCTCGTTGTCGTTGCTCCACAAGTTCGCGGCCTGCCCTGTCACAGACAGGAGCAGGGAGTTCGCGGCAATCGTCGTCGCCTGATCGAACACGAGATCGACGAGTACGGTACCTTGCGACGCACCCTTCCTCAAGATCCCTGTGAGCTTGCACACACTCACGAGGAGGGCTGCGGCTGCATTGTCGGGATCGAGGGCTCCGACCGCTGCCTCTAACGCCTCCCAAGCCTGGTCTAGTTGGTCCGCCGTAATAGCGGCTATGTTGCCTTCGACCGTGGTCTCGTCTAGCACGAGCGAAGGAGAGATCTTTGCCCGCAGAAAAGTCTGCTGGTCCTTTAGTATTTGCTCGTAAGTCTTTCGCACGAATCCCGTGCTTGTCAGCCCGTATGTTGTCACGTTAAGGCCTCCTCCCCGCTAGTGGTGCCGTAGCGCGTGCGAGCCGTCCACGCCACCCAAGCACGCCGTTCAGAGGGGTCGTATCGGGCCGTTACGCTGGTCACGGCCAACGTGCCCTGCGTTTCAGCGATCACGCGGCGGACCTCCGACTGCAGGAGGGGGAGCCCGATACTAGCGGGCTTTTCCAGGATCACATCGAGATACCTGATCCCGCGGGTTTGGTCGTACCACCATGTGCCACGAAAAATGTGAAGCGCGGCACGGACGCGATCCGCATACTCCTCCAGCCCTTGCCGGAACACGAACCGGGATCCGTCGGCAGATAATTCGAGATCTCCCGGGATCAGGAACCCGCTCATTGATCCCCCCTCAACGCTCGTGTCTCGATGGCAAACACCATAACTCCGGCTCCGTCACGACGACACCAATAGCACGCCACTCCCGACGGCGCTAGGGGGGGTCGAAGTCGGGACGGGTGGACCGCTTGGCGCGCCAGGCGCTGCGCACACATGGGTGTGCGTGTTGAGGGTTGCGACGAAACTGGCCATGAGAGCCGTAAATTCTGCAGCGGTCATGACTGGCAGTGCCGCCACTCCGAGGGGCCCTACTTGGGCATTCGCCGTCCCCACCTGGATAATCACTCCGGTCTCTGCTCCGATTGCCGCCCCTGTTAGCGTGGCTGCAGGGATGATCGGGGAGGTATCGGGGGCTGCCCCCGGCACGGCGTAGGCAAAGAGCCCATGGCGTCTGAGAAGCGCTGGAGCCTGCGCGCTACCGCTCAGACGCCACGGGCCGAAGTCTTGTTCACAGAAAGTCAGCAGCACATGATCTCCCGCTGTAAGCGGAAGATGCACGAAATACCCTCCCCCCCGTGGCCATTGCACAGGCACATCCTCGAGGGGAGGCATCCCCGCGATTACGGGCTCTACCGCGCACTGTTGAATTGCGGGGATGTACTGCGTCACCTTTGCCGGGATCGAGGTGTGCACCCCGTCCAGACTCCGGGCGATCGCCTCCCGAATCGCGTCTGCCCAGTCAGATTCCTCGCTCACAGCATTCTCCCTCGCTCACAGCATTCTCCCTTCCCATTCCGTGTACCACGAAGAAGCTCCTGTGTCCCCCACATGCCTCACTTTCGTGCACAAATGCGCCCCAGACACCGTGGAAGCGTCCACAGTGAAACCGATCCCCGGCCTCAGTTCGGGCAGCAGTAGGCACGTCCCGGCAGCCATCTGCCAAGTCGTGAGCTCTTTCTCTTTGGTGGTCTGGTTTTCCCTTTCCACCTTCCGCGTGCTCGCCGTGACTCTCCCGACCAGTCCAGTCGAGGGGGTGATCAGTGGTCCGACGGAGGCAGGCGCATCCGCCAACCTCACCTGGAAAGCGCCATCCTGGATGCTCCAGGTCAGCCCGACCGAGCGCATGAAATAGGTCAGCTCGTCCAGGATTGGTCCGTCTACCGCGAACGCGTGCGAGATCGCCGCACCCGTGGTCAGGGATGCAGCCGCCCCAGTGACGGAGGCATTCCCTTCGTCCACCTTCATTTCAGCGATGAAGTCTTTCAGGATCTGAAGACAGGGAGTACCGCGCGCCCATGTCTTCCGGATCGATTTCGAGGCGATCGGCTCCCCCTCCGAGTCGAGCTCCCCGTCGCCCGATTCTAGGGTTGTGATCCAGTCCACACCATCTGCGATGGAGGTGGCCTCACGCAATCGCCCGGAAAACAATAACCCCGTGCCCTCAACATAGCCGGCCTCCAAACGGCACTCCACGCCTTGCGAAGCAGCAAGTTCAGCGCGATGCGCAGGGTTGAGATTCCAAACTTGGATCCGTGCCAGATTTGGCCAGGGCTTCTCGTCGCGTTCTATCTCGAACGCAACGTCCAGCGTGTCAGTATCAATCTGGATTGACCCGATACTCAGCACAATCGCACGCTGCCATTGAGTACGTGCCGTCACTCGCCTGCTTCCTCGTAGTAGAGCTGCACCCTGGACCCGAGTCCCTTCAAGCCTGGGTGCTCGATGCTGGCATCAGTTGGGATCGCCAAGAGGCGTCCAGGGGGGCGCGTAGAAACCGACGAACCTCGCAGCAGATCAACCCCGCACGATACGGCTGCCCCCTCAATTACGGGGTTAGCGGCAGTATCGTACAGCGACAACATCCAGTGCTCCGTACGGGTGTTCCACGATAGCTTTATCGTGTACTTTGCCGCCTCTAGCCCAACGACCTCTGTGTACTCCCGCAGGGCCCCGGTAGAGTCTGTTGGGATGAGGATCATAGCCCAAGAGCTCCCAGCCCGCTCTTAAGGAGGGATTTTCTGACCACCTCCTTTTCAACTTCATCAGTGCTCTTTGGTCCTTTTGGGGTCAAATGCACGAGATTGACCCCCCCTGGGGCCGCAACCCCTGCGGCCCCGGTCGGGAGCGCAGCAACTCCAGTGCTCACTGTCACCACGGCCTGTGCTTCGAGAGTGAATCGCACAATGCCACCAGGCCGCCCCCTCGAATACTGCACGCTCGTAATCACGTAGTTTGAGAGGGAAAGCCCTTGGTAGTTGAAGGCGCATAGTTCACGGTCCTTTTGGACCTGCAGCAGAGTCTCGTGCAGCGCGTGCACGCGATCCTCTTCCGCCTGTGCTACCAGCGCCCAGATCTGTGTGCCGGACTTACTTAGCCCTAGTGCGCCGCCGATTGCGCCGACCGCTGCCCCGACCCCCATTGTGATCGCCAGCAGCCCCTGCGGCTTGAACTGACTGTCCCGCACATCAAGAGGGACCTGCGCCCAGTCGTCCAAACTCGGGTTAGCACGCACATCCGCCGACTGCGCGAATTCGAACGTCACCTTTTGAGGCCGCGAGATCACGTGATCGCTGATCTCAGACCCTGCCTCGACAGGGTGATTGGTGACCTCTGTGTCGCTGCTGCACGTGATCTGCGTGACGATATCCGCTGTTAGCGCACCTCCATCCCATGTCATCCAATCTGCCACTATGACCTCCCTGCGCCAGCCACTGCGGCGTGCACGGTTTTTGCGCTAGGTTGCCTGGCTTTGCTCACGGCCCGGCCGATCTCGCGCCCCATCTGCCCCGGGGAAGCCTGGGCCGGCACGTTGACTGTGACAGAACTCTGATCCGTCACGGTCACAGTCGCGGGGGCGTTGAACACGGACGGATACTCCGGAGCCCTTTGACGTGCACGGTAATCTGCGCGCCTTTGGCGCGCCAGTTGCTCCAAGTCCACGCTCATGCGTGGCGCGGCATTCGGAGGGTTGAAATCCCGCTGCACGCTTGGGGGGGGAGCGTCGAACACCGAAGGGTAGTCGTGCTTACGACGGTAGGCTGCGCGCCTTTCCACCGCCAATTGATCCAAGTCCACGCTGGCATTCAGAGCCGAGACTCCCGCACGCTCCCGGGCTTGCCGATCGAGCTCCTCGTCCACTCCGGCGAAGAACCCCTTCCCGGAAACAAGTGACTGAGCCCCCGCAAGAAAACCCGCCCATCCGCCCACTTCATCGAGCATTTTCGACCCCTGATCCCAGGCAGCCCAGATACTCAAAATCGCGGTCGCAACACCTCCTGCAGCCGTTGAGAGTGCGATCATCGCGACAGTGACGGCAGCGACGCCGCTTTTGGCTTCTGGGCTCCACGTTTGGACCCAGGCTACGGCCTTCTGCAGCCAGGCGACTACGTTCTGCCACTGCCCGCGAAGATCTTCGAGAATTTTCTTGGAAGCTCCAACACCGAAAAGAGCGTCT